GCTCAAAGTCACAACGAGCAAGCACCCGCCACTCAAACATAGTCACGCGATATGCCCACCACAGCCACAGCATCGACACAGTGAAGGCCGTGTACATGGTGCGGTTCAAAGTCGTGCCAGTTAGGCCATAACTCAAAACTTCACCAATTGGCAGCCTACTCGCGCCAACCGCAACTTCGGTTAGGAGTGATATCAAGAAAACTATGGTCGAAACGACTGTCACTTGCAAGCGGGAATAGGCAGCCCACAACTGATCTCCACATCTGCTAAAAAACTGATGCGGCGTATCAAGTGTCATAGACCACCCACCTTCAGTCACTTTACGAAAGCTGGACAACGCACTATTCAAAAGTTCAACCCAATGCTCGTGTGAAGGGAAAGCTGAAATTTCAATCGACTCAAAAGCAGCTCTTCCGAACATAGTAACAAGAAAAACGTAATAACACACGGCGATGCAACCGAACATTTTCAAAGCGATCGAGTCCGCGGGCATGAACCCACAAACCACAAATCCCTTTTGAAAGCAATCGGTGTGTCGCACCGGGCCGCACGCTTTCCGAACTTCTTCTTGTTGCTCAACAGTAAGCGACAAGTGCTCTTGAACAAAAGGGGCAACATGTACGGCGCGAACGTAAGGATTGAAATAAACCATAGCGTTGCGCCCCTCTTTGTTGCCGTAAACTCCAACGATCCTGTCACCCGAATACAGGGTGAGCTTATAGTGCTTCTCAAGGTACTCCACTGGACAGGCATTGACAATGCCTACCGCTTTAGCATCGGCTACAGCCTCCTTAAACGCTCCAGCCGACACCATCCTCAACAACGAAAACCCGCAGTGTGGGTAATTCACAGCGTATTCGAGCGTCGCCTCAGTGGGCATGTCCAGTTTTTGATTGACAATCCCATTGTGCAACGCCCGCTCTAGCGGCGTGAAAACCCGCTCAGGGTAGCATACCTTGCATGGCGTGTAACTCCCTTTTCCGCGGAGTGCGATGTAGCACCCAACCTTGCACTTATTTGAGTACTCACACCGCCCATGAAGTTTGTGATATCGGACGCCGCTCTTTGGAAACACTTTCACAACTTCCGCCGACAAGGCGGCAATCGTTACTTCAGCTCCCAGAT